GTATTATCGCTAATAAATTTGTAGAAAACTTACGTGAATTTGGTGATGTAGTGTCATTTCAAAATGAAATGCAAATACCAGGCAAAAAGTATGGTCTAAAGTATGATGTAATTGGTAAAACTGACTTTGAGTTTAAAGATATTATAATTGATACCAAAGCTACAGCATATATAAAACGACTAAAAGCAGGTCATGTAGATCCAAATTGGTATCCAAAAGCAGCAGATGTACGTCAACAATGCTTATACAGAGACTTATTTGGCAAAGAAACTATGCTTTTATACTGTTCACCAAAAGATCAATATTGTGTTGATATGACTGAAAGAGATGAATTACAGGTACTTATCAATGCTATGAAACATATAGAATACGTATTGGATATATGCAAAACTAAAGAAGATGTTGTACGCATATTTCCTTTGGTATGCGACAACTTCAGATGGAAGGGTAGTCCTGGATCTGTAGATTTCGCAAAAGACATTTGGACAAAAGCGTTGAAATAATCTATACAAAGATATGCAACGATTTGGAAAAATAATAAAACAAATAAATAGGAGACAGATAATGGAAACTGAAACCTTTGAATGCTCGTTTAAAAGAGCTTTTGAAAAAGACGATGGTGGTGTAACTGTATACATCACTAAAGATGATGGCACAGATATGACTGTATATGGTGAGGCACTAGGTGCTTCTAGATGGCAGAAAGGTGCTAGACTTAAAATTGCAGCTCAGCCAGTAAGAACAAGTAAGACAGGTAAGCAGTATCAAACTGCTAGTTCTATTGAATTACTTGATGGTGAAGTAGCTGTACCAAATGGTAATATGGTAAGTGCTAGAGGTGTTCAACAAGTAAAAGATGTAAGTGCTCAATGGAAAGAAAAATACAGATTGACTATGAGTAATCTAATGTCAGCTTGGTTAAGTTCTGGTAAAGAAGTTACACCAGAGATACACAAAAACTTAGATTTGATTGTAAGAGATATACTTAATTCAAAGATGGATAGTGTAGACGACTTACAAGATGATCCACCATTTTAACAATTTCTTTACTCCCTCTAGTAATGAAACGCTGGGTAACCAATACTAATTGCTCCTAACAATTTATGGTTGCCCAGTGCATAACAAGTTATCTAGAATTCAAACTAAATCTAGAATTAGCAGGGATAGACACGTTTGAAAGAGATGAATGGGTACAAGAATTATATAAAAAATATTTAAAGGAGGATCAAAGTGATTACAGAAAAACGATTAGAGGATGCATTAAAGTACTTGGCAGACACAGATGAAACTTCTGCTAAAGCAAATGCTAATGTAAAATATTTAGATAGATTACTTAAACGTAAAAAAGCTTTGCACATAACAGGTAACAAAGATGATAAAAGTATATCTGCTAAAGAACAAACTTATTATGCTAGTAATACATATAAAGATGCAGTTGATGAGTTGTTTGCTGCTGAAGTAGAATCTAGTACATTAGATAATAAGAGAGATAAAGAAGGTCTTATTATAGATCTATTTAGAACATTAGAAGCTAGTAGACGTAAAAATAATATATGATTTATAAGTTTAAAAGATGGGTAGTATTACCTGCGTATACAGAAATATTTATTAATGCTGATAATGATCAAGAGGCTATTAAAACTTTAAAAGCTATAGATCCTAAAACATTGAATTGGCAAGAACAAGATGTTGCAGATCAACGTATGACTTATGAAGTTATAGATGAGAACTCCTGAACAAAGAATGTTTCTTAATGTAATTACCCAAGCAATACATGATGCTGCATATAAGGGTTTAGATAAATATTATTCTTATTATAGAGATCAAGCTGTATCTTGGCTTACCAGTAATTCAAAAGACTTTAGAATTATATGTGTGTTAGCTGATTTAGATCCTGATTACATACATATTAAGTTATCTAAAGCTATGAAAAATGATATACAACAACTACGTAGAAATTATTATAAAAAACAAAAACCAGAACGAGATGATCGTCCTGGTCGTTATAGATTAAAATTTTAATGACTGATAAAGATATGTTTAAAGATATGACTTACGACACACTTAATAAACAAGTTGATGGTACTCATTATAAAAATATGAAGATTCAACCTGCACATTTTATTAATGAAAATAATTTACCATTCGCTGAAGGCAATGCCATTAAGTATATATGCAGACATAAGAAGAAGGGTAAACGTAAGGATATAGAAAAAGCTATTCATTATCTTGAAATGATAATAGAGAGAGATTATTCTTAATCAAGTATTAATTTTTTAATTGTTTTACTTCCATCAATATTTAATTCTGTTTCTGCTTTAGATTTTATACATTGATGTTTTATATTATTTCCTGTTTCAGTTCGTTCAGCAAACCTTTTACCTTTTAAACAAGCACTCATAGATGGTTGTATTCTATGTTCTTTTATTTCGTTATTTACTATCATTAATAAAGCTATTACTGTTTCAATCATTAGTGAGTACTCCCATTTGTATATTTCATTTCTCTATTAGAATCTTTTAATTCTTCAATATCATCTAGTGCTTTTTCTAATTGTTTTTCAATATGAGTAAGCATTACTTGGTTGTGTATATTTTTATCCAACAGTTCTTGGTGTTTTTCTATAGTTTCGTATAAATCTTCTAATAATAAAAATTGTTCTTTATCTACTGTAGTTTGCTCAGAGGCTTTAAGTAGATCTGCATTCATAAGCTCTCTGCTAGTTTCTAAGCTAGTAAGCCTGGCAGTGATCTCTGTATATGCAAAGATACCCATAGCTACTGCTATTATTATACCAACCATATTTTTGATTGGCATAGCTACATTAGTGTTTTCGTTTAATTTCATGAAATATTGGTAATGATTTGCCTGACATATAAAAACATTTTAAACAATATTTAATTCTATCAAACATAACATACCTATTTGTTAGTTTATTTTTACAAGTATCACATTTAGAGTGTTTAGGTTTACCAATATAAGCTGTCATTTTTTTCTCATAATATCAGCACCTTTAAGACCATAAATAGCTGATACTACACCAATAAATATAGCTTGATACCAGTATGGTAGATTCTTAAAGTATTCAAAAAACAAATCTAATTTACTACGAATTTCAGGATCGTCAGAGAACACAGACCAACCCAATAAAATAATAGGCAAAGATACGAGAATAAGGACAAATTCGTCTTTCCAACCATTATCATTACTCTCAATAACTTTCGCTTTATATTCAAGTTCGCCTCGTGCCATTTTTTCAGCGTGAACTGCCTGTGCGTCAGACATTAAACGCTTAGTTTTTTGTTTATTCTGATATATATGAGATGCTGTCTTTACACCCAAAGATAATAAATTCAACCACATATTATTTTTTCTTTACGTTATAAAACTGTCCAGTTCGATTGCCTCGAACAAGAACGTGTTTTCGTTTACTGTATTTTTTGTTCCATGCATATACATGCATTTTTGAACCCCAATGCTCTAAGAGGCTGTAGAACCAGTTGGATAACCTTCCCATGCCTTATACATCCCTTCTACAATGAGTTCATCATCATATGGTTGCATACCATTCTCCATTTGGATAATAGCTTTTACAAGAGGTAAATAGTGTTCTATGCTATTATCGAGGTCATCTAATGGTTTAACATCCAATTTTTTACAAACAAACTCAATGTATTTTTCTGTATTATTTTCAGAGGGTGGAGCCCATCTGCTAATAATAGAGTCTACATTTGTTTTTTTATGTGTAAATCTGTAAGTAAGTAATATACGCATTAATGCACGTATACCCATTACAGCTTCATCAAAAATACAGAATGTTGGATCTGTTTGCTCTGCAGCTAAACCATCCCAGTCTGTACCTAATTTAATGTTACCTGGATTTTTATTTCTTATACCTCTAGGTAATTTTTCTATTCCATCTGCCATTGTCTTTTAATACCATTGGGATTAACTTAGGTAATCCATCAATGATTACTCCTGTTCCTATTACTGGTCTAGACTTTTGTAATTTGTTATATTCAAAAGCTAAACTTTTCATGTTAATTAAACACCCAACTTGCATCCCCCAAAGTAG